GCTCGATGGCTTTATGACTGTAGTTTTTGTCACAGATAGCCTTATAGAGTTTGTGGGTTACAGCTACATCCTGAACACAGTAGTCCTGCATCTCCTGACTCCATTTTGAGAAGTCATTGTCCTCCTTGAAGTCTCCCTTGAGAAGCCCAATGCGATGCCCCCACGCTTTAAGGCTGTGAGAGCCTATCAAGTTCTTAGGGAAGTCAGGTCTCTTTCCCATCATCCCAAAGTCCTTCTCCCGTAAGTCAGGCCAGATAAGGCGTGTGAGAAGTAAGGTATCTAAGACTTTGCCCTTGGGATACCAATTAGGGTAGAGCTTCCTAAGAACAGGAATATCGAACCCCATGATGTTGTGTCCAATAATGGTATCAGCATTCTGTAGTAAACTCAGGGCTTCTTGAATCCCCCTACCGTCCGGCTGGCTGTTACATTGATACACGACTTCACGCTCTACATCTCTGATGCAGATACAATGAATCTCAGTTGTCTGGTCTAAGAGTCCATCAGACTCCAGATCGAAGATAAGCGTACTCATTGGTCGATAAAGTCGAACTCAAGTTGCGTTGGTTGTTCTAGTTCCGCTACGAAAGGGAACTCTAATTGTATGTATTCGTTGTTGTCGTTCATGTGTGTTTGTCTCCTTTTAGTTACTACTAAACTCTTCAGGTAAGATAGGCTCTGGGAACCCAATCTCCCGTGTTCTTCCTGTGTCGTGGCTATACTCTAGTCTAGCGCACAGCCCTGTCTCTCCGCTCCACCGATTTTTCACGATGCGAACCTGAGTCACATTTTGTTCAGAAGAGTCCTGCTGGTTTCTTTCTAACCCCAGTACAATATCTGAGAGCTGTCCAATCCCCCGGCTACCCCGCAGGGAGGCTAGGGAAATCTGTCCACCCTCCTCAAAGGGCTTGCCATCGGAAGTCTTTAGATGGCTAACGAGAACCAATCCTATCTTTAGTTCCTCCACTAGCGAACGGAGCTTGGTCATGGTCACATCTATGAGCCGTCTCTCGTCCCCTCCTTCAAGGCCGCTGACTACGATAGAAAGGTGGTCTAGGAATATCCACTGGCAACCACATCCCCTAACCATATAGCGAATGCGATTAAGTAGGTTGTCCGAGTCCACCGATCCAAAGTGGTCGTAGGTAAAGAAACGTCCAGTACCCACTGAGCGTTCAAAGGCTCCCTTTAAATCCTCTTCGGGAACTTCCTCTTTGCTTAAATGAATGGGCTTCGATAGCTCAATTCCGACAATGGCTAAAGCTGTTCGACGGACGCTCTCCTCCAAGGCTATGTATCCTACGGTTTCTCCCTGAGTCATTAGCCAGTGGCATAGCTCACGGCAGAACTGGCTCTTGCCAATCCCTGACCCCGCTGTGATGGTGACTAGCTCTCCCTTGCGTAAGCCGTGGGTCATGTTTGTCATCCCATCGAACGGGTACGGCACAGCTTCGTCAGTCTCTAGCTCTGTGATGTATTCCCAAAGATCGCCTCCTCCTACGATGCCGTCAGGACGATACTCTTTGGCATCCCACATAGCCTTCACTAACTCGGCACTTCTATCTTCCACCAACATTTCGTTAGCGTCTTTCAGCGGGAGAGCTGCTGTCTTAGCCTTACCCGGAGATAGCAAGGCAGCACACTCTTTAGCTGCGGCTCTTCCGGGGTCATCTTGGTCAAACATAAAGACCACGCTCTCGAACTTCTCAAGATAGTCTATGTTCTTTGCAACAGCCTTGGCGGCTCCCTGCGCTCCATTCGGAACAGAAACTACAGGCCACTTGAGCTGCTGTGTTTGGGAAACAGACATCGCATCCACTTCCCCTTCAGTCACCACCACCATCCTACCCCCGTCACTCCAGAGATGCTGACCGAATAGGCCCATGTTGGTGGCATCCCCAAGGATCATAAAGTCCTTGTTAGGAAACCGGAGCTTCTGGGCGATGATGGCCCCTTCGTTATCCTTGTACGTTGCAATCTGCACAGGCTTACCGTTGTAGTTGGAAGTCCGGTAGTCCCACTTAGCACAAGTGTCCTTGGTCAGTTTTCGTTTTGGGAGATCACTGATTTCTCCTGAGATAAATGTCTGCATTTTTTGTGTCGCTGGTATGTGTTGCTGGGGAGTCTCTCCCTCCCCGTGTTCGTAGTGTCTACAGGCATAGCAAAAACCATGTCCATCGGAATACCTTCCTAGGGCGTCGCTGCTCCCGCAGCTTGGACATGGTTCGTGACTGATGAAGTCTGATCCCTGTTGTGTCATTGGATGAGCCATGTGTTTGGTATGTCCTTTTCAGCCCAGATGAACCCCTTCTTATCCGCCCAATCCCCATAGGTAGTCTTACCTCCTTTGGTAATTTTCACCTTAGCGTTTTGGAATAGAAATCGAATGTCCATGTCGGGGTTAGCCTCGCGCACGGCGAGCATCTTGGTTCTGTCTGACGGTTTGAAAAAACCCTTGGCCTCTATCACTATCCCATTGGGGAGAATAAAGTCCGGGGTGTACGAGCATTTTCGAGTGTATCCTAATCTTATCGTTTCGTATTCAAATCGCACCCCAGCCAGCTTTAACTGGGATGCGATTTGCCGCTCAAATTTGGAGCGGTATTGGTACTGCTTCCTATTAGAAGTCACTATCGTGAGCTAGTTCCTCAGTGTCCTCAGTCTCTACCTCTTTGCCGAAAGCTGAGTCAGGAATACTCTCCCCTCCGTTTACTCGTTGAGCTTCCTCAACTGTAAACCCAAGGCCAGCGGCATCATCAATGTTACTTCCGGTGCTTCCCTCCTCTATCACCATTACAGCAGTAGGCTCGAAAGTGATCCCGAACCCTATGGAGGTATAGTAGGGAATCATTGTCCCCATGACTCTTACCTTCGCACCAGCTCCTACTTCTTCGGGACGGACGCTTCCGTACTTATCAAAAAGAACGGGACGCTTTTCAAAAGCTAAGTCTCCATCTTTGTTGAAAACTTTATGCTTCATTCTAAACAAAACTTTAGTGTTTCCAGTCTCGTTTCCGTCTTTGTCGGTGTCCGGTAGAAACCGAAGATAAGGGCTGTGTTTTAATTTAGCTTTTCCTTCGTTTTCGCAGCACCACTTATAAAGCTCTTTGGAGTTTTTATCGTAGGTAGCTTTATAATCACCTACTTGCTCAGGGGTGAGGATCAAGTTCACTTCAAATGATCCTTCTTGCTTTTTATGGGTGTAGTCAGGCTTCGCTAACTTCGGCCAAGACGCGATCCCAATAGGGGATTCAGGCATCTTAATACGGGGTCTCTTTTTTTTGTTCATGGGTTTCCTATGTCTTTTTAGTGAGAAATAGAGTGTCTCCTCATTTCCTCGGTCTCCTACCCAAACAGGTAGCTTGCTTGCTCAACTTTGTCGATCTCAAAATCTCCAAAAGTGAGTATTTCTTTGTTATTTTTCAATGACTTACCGGAGAGCTTCTCCATCTGCCTTTGAAATTCATCGACCTGACAGGGCTTGAACACTTCCACAAAGGAAGCCTTGGTTGCCCTGAGCAGCTCATCAATGTTTCCAGCGTGAGCGCCGAAACAATCGTGGATCGTAACCACATCAAAATCAGTCTTGTTCACCGTCTTGTGCATGATGCTGGCATCTAGTGAGTGAACGTAGTTCGGAGCTACAGCTCGTCGGTGTCTCTTCTTGTTGACCGTGTTAGGAATACGCTCGGTAATAATAGTGTACCTAAACTCTCCCGCTATCGTTGTCTTAACGCTCCGCTTGGTCTCAATCATATAACCTTGGTGGACAAGGAACCCGCACGGACTAATCCAAGCTACAGGCTTCTCAACACTAAGTACCTCAGAAGCCATATCCTTAACCCACATCATCATCTCAGCAGCCCTTGGACATATACGGTCTATGGCAGTGACTAATCTCTTAGCCAGCCACATAGTTGACTTACGGACTACCTGCTCATCCCATATCAAATCCTTATCATTACAGATCGCCATAGCGGCTTGCTCTAACTGACAAGCGAAGCCGTAGGTAGTGGCTCCGTAAGGTAAGGTCATCACAGGCTGCTTAACCAGTGACCGAGTAATCCCAAACTTCAGCCAATCCCCTGCAAAGGATTCTGAGCGTCCCTTCAGGATGTTCTCTAACTCCCCCACTACCCTCATGTAGATGTCCTGTGGGGTATCACTAGGGGAGCAGTTAGTAGCTTCGGCTCCTTTGGTGTCTCTGAGTAAAAGGGAAAGAATCTGCAAGCCGTTGCTACTCGCATCAAGCAACACAGGGAGCCGACTGCGGAACCCTTCGGGGTTATGACTGTATTCTTGATATTCGATACACGCCCTGAGAAACATCCACGGGTCATCCGCTTCGCTCCACCAGCGGTTAGTGTAGGGGTCAGCAGCACACTCAAGAATCTTCTCTCGGTTCTCCTCGACCCATGCGATGCGGAGCTTGAACGGGAGCTTGTCCTCACCAAAACAATTAGCAAGGTGAACCCGTATCCAATCAGCCCCCTTACCTCCCAAGGGCTTGGCCTCGGCAAACTCTAGCAAAGCTCTAGCATACCCGTTGCCTTGGGGGTTGAGGAAGGTAGGGACGTAGTAAGCCCTGCCCCTGAAGTCACATTGAACAGGAAAGTAAATCGGACTATCAAGGAGAGTATCGGCTAGGTGAATAATCTTAGCGATGGCTAATCTGTTCGACTTCTGGCAGACGTTCCAGTGGTAGACCTGAGTGGCCTTCCTACAGTAAGCCCTGACTGACTCCACGTTCTCCTCGATGTCGTGGGGCTTAGTGGGCAGGGGCTTAGTCCGGTTCATCGGGATTCCCCCCTTGTCATCCAAGCCGTTATCCCAGAAATGCCTCATCACCTTGTAGAGCCGCTTATTGATCTGCCAAGGCACAGCCTGAAGTCGGTTCACTGAATCGTAGACCTCTGGCATTGAGAACCCCGTTAGCTCCTCCCTATGGTGAGGGTTGTTGGTCTTGACGATGGCAAGGGGTCTCTTGAAATCTGCTGTGTAACCTCCCGATGTTGGTTGGGTGTCGAGCCAAGGTTGGGGTGGCTCTACCATCGGAAGGTACACAGGTCGCAGAGCCTCGTGGCTTGCGGAAAAGTTATTGATCCATTCCATGCAGTCATCTGTGGGGATAACATAGGTCATGGCTTTCTTAGCTCGGAGATACCGCTTGGAGAAATCAATCAGACCTGTGCGAGCCTTGAAGATTTCCAGAGTGGCAAGGCCGACATGGAGTTTCTCCGTAGGGAGCCAAGCTATATGCTCATCCTTCCCGTGCCTGTTGATCGCTCCGTTAGTGGCAGTCAGTCTAAACTTATGCCCCTTCTTCCTCTCCATGTAGGTAGTCAGGTTATTAAAGTAGATAGGATCAGCTTTCTTTAGATCAGATAGCCGCGCCTCATCCTCTAGCCATGTGCCTATCTTGATGGCTACCGAGCTGATAGTTCTCTCAGAGCTAATGGCATCAAGGATGACCCGACAAACGAGGGCTGCGGCTTGATGAGGGGTGAACAGGCTCAGATGCTTGACTGACGTATGCCTAACTCCCGGCTTAGTCAGGGCATCCTCTACCCACTCCTCGATACCCTTGGCTACCTCATGGATTGAATTAGTCAGTAGTGTTCTAACTGGGCCATTCCATGTCTCAGTAGACTTCTGGATTCCCAGCGACCTGAGATTCCTGTCTCGCTTTATGGCGCGAGTCACCATCTGTTCGTTAAGGTGTTCTTGAGTTGTTGCTGTCATGCGTACTCTCTCCCTCTCATGCTGCCACAGTGGTTGCCTCTGACCGAGGCTCGCCACTCTTAGCATACACAAGTGGATATAATTAAGCGGTTTTTTATCATAGTGATAGGTTGGACTGTTTCCACTTATGGATGGATTAGGATTAGGATTTTAAGTCCCTTGTGTTTACCAAATTTCACCACGCCCGCAATAGGTTAGCTGATTTGAGCTGCCACATTAGTCCCTGTTTACATCCCCATTCGCCACAGATCAACCGTGTGGCGTAAGTTACTGGATTAAGTCCTTTGCTTCTTCGCTCTGGCCTTCTCAAGCAGAGTGCGGATGTACCGATTCACGTTTGAGCCAGTGTGTTTCTCTGCCTCCTCAAGAACAAAGTCATGGAGGTCAGCGTCCAGACGGATGCCGAGAAATGCAGTTAGCTTTGGTTTCCTTATTTTATCAGATGTAGTAGTCATTATTTTATATTAGATAATTCACGTTGCACCTTAGCCCAGTATTTTTCTGTGGCTATTTTCTTATGGCCGTTTGGGCCTCCATTCCACATCCGTGCTGCATCCTCTTGGGTAGGCTTACGCCCTAGCCGTTTCTCAGTGCAGTAGATGTTCAGGTATTCCCGGCAGATGACCTTGGCCTTGGTGCGGTCATAGGCATCTTTGGGGAAGGTAAAGGCTGGTGCACCTCTACGTTCCCGTGCCTTGTTTACGTCTGCCACAACTGCCCAGCCTATCTGTAGGCAACCGTGGCTGTTTCCATTGTCTCCTAGAGCAGAGTCATTTCCGCTCGATTCCACCGCAATCAAAGCGGTCAGTAGTTTTAGTGTTATCATGTTTCTTTCTCTTGGGGGTTCTGATGTTTCCATGTGTTCAGCCCAACGCTCGAACGCTATCGTTTCCTCGAAGTCATCTCGTTGGTAGGGCTTTAAGTCGGATCGGTGTACAAAAGGCATAAGGGTTATCTCTCCAGCTTGCTGATAGCGTTGGTCAGGTTCTTAGGAGCCAAGTGGGCGTACCTCATAGTCATCTGGATTGCCTTGTGTCCAAGAATCTCCTTCACCTCTAGCAACGGGACTTCCGCTTGAACTAGCCGTGAAGCACAAGTGTGTCTTAGAGCATGAGGAACAAACTGCTTGTCCCTAGCCAGCCCTAAGAGGCTCCTGACATACTCCCAGATGTGATTGAAGGTAGTCTGCTTCACCATGCTGAACGGCTTCTCAATGCCCCGTGTCCGTCTCTCCTCGAAGAGAAGCTGAACCCGCTTGGTCATTGGGATAGACCGAGGATGGTCTGACTTGTTCTCCCAGATGGTGATAGTCCCTTCAGTAACATCCCTCCACTCTAGGCTGAGAGCTTCCCCTACCCGAAGTCCACTATCGACTAGGACAATGATTAGGTCAGCCATGTCATCCCGCTCTAGCTCACGGAACTTAGCCACAAGGGCATCCTCTTCTTCAAAAGTAAGCCAGCGAATGCGTCCTTTAGGCTCCCGCTTCTTCTCGATCTTCGGAAGCTCCTGTAGCCATCCACGGTCAAAGGCAAAGTGAAGCATCTTAGACAATGCAGCTAATTTGCGGTTAACCGTAGCGTTACTGTTCCCCTTGCCCTCGAAGTTGAGGATCAAGGAATCTATCTGCTCCTGCATAATACCCCCAACTGGATTGGTTGAGCCAAAGAAAGCCACTACTGCCTCGGCATTACGACGAAGGGTAGACTCCGACTTGGCGTCTCTCCAGTAGCGGTTATAGGTAGCCTCTAGTAAGTCTCCCCATGTGCGAGTGCCCATGACT